TTATTCCCTCGTGCGGCGCTCCAGCGTTGATAAAAAGCCCATAACACGGCGCAGCTGTCGGGCATCGCAATCTTCAAGGCGCGTACAATGCATTTTCTCCAAATATCCGGTAAGGCGCGATGTATAGTGTTTCGTACCGAGAATGGCCTGCGCTTTTGCACGCACGGCATTAAGGAAACGTTGCTCGCGGGGATTGTAATTTCCCTCGTTTCCAAGCGGGCTTTGCCCCTGTGCAATCAGCACCTTGTTCAGTGCGTTGATAACCGCTTTGAATTGTTTAAGACTATCCATAGCGGCGGCCGAATCGACCCCGGCATTGTTGTACAGAATTGTTACATACACTTCGTCGGAGATTGCCGCTTTTGCTTTTTGCAGATGGATAAGCGCAAGCATTTTTTTGCGGCTTGCTCCGGTTAAAACTGTGTTCATTTTATTCCCCCTATAGACGTTGGTGTTCGGCCTGTAGCTTGTCTGTTTAAGCTTATTGACGTACCGGCAGACATACCACGAGTAAAAGCATTTTTTGCAATCGGGTTTCCTTTCTTTGGTGCGCGAGTAGTTTCACAACTCTCATACAAGTGATCAACATATTCTTGCAATCTTTTCAGTTGTTCATCACGCTTATTCGACCACGAATAAAAAGCGCCGGCTTTTTCCATTCTTTGATACACTGTACAGGCAACTCCAAGTTTATATGATTCAATAAATGGCTTTTTTGCATTTTTACGTATATTCTGCTTTGCCATGCGATTGATTGTTTTTATAAGATAGTTATACATTTCGGCAGTAATGAACGTATCTGTTTCATATCCGTAAAACCGAGTTAGTGCTTTGCCTGCCGCCCGTAGGTTAATAAGAGCACAACCATTAATCCACGCAACGGAGTAAGCAATTAATGATTGCCAAGACGGACTTGATTTAAGCCGTTTTACTTCGCTAACGTGTATCGTACAATCATCTTCCGTAAGGTTATTTTCTTCCATGAGTTTCCGAGCTTTTTCAAGCGCATTGGCAGCTTCATTTTCGTTCGGGCTTTTTGCAAGTGCCAATAACTTACGTATTTTTTGTTTTATATTTTCATCCATGACATTATCCCAGTCGGTTAATCATGTCGTCGGTGATGGCGTTTATGCCGGAGGCATTGGCGATTTTTGCAAGGGCGCGGGCGTCGTTTGCAACGGTGCGAAAGCCGCCGCGGGCGCGGCGCGCAAGAGATGTGGCGGTTTTAAGGTCGATTTTTATGCCGGCAGCCGCTTGGTAGTAGGTTGCGATTTCCACTTCTTTTACCGGCTCGAATACGACGATCGGGTTACGCACGCGTGAACGCAGGCGGGGCACTTGGTCAATCTTGCTTTTGAGCGCCTCCTCGCCGACAAGTAAAAACGGCAGATTGCAACGCTCGTTTATGCCCCGTAAGGTTTCAAGCTGCTTAATAGGACACTTGTCGGCCTCGTCAATAATAACGAGGCGGCGCTGATACAGGCAGGACTGTTCGAGGACTGTGATACACTTGGATAAGGAATACGGGCGAGTATTGGCGAGTGCATCGCACATATCGCGCAGCAACTGAGTGATAGAAGAGCCGTCTATATAAAGGACATATACGGCGGCGGGATTTTGCTCGCAGAACCATTTTGACGTATGAGTTTTACCCCGTTCGGCCGTCCCGATGACCATGCCGAGACTTGATGAAAGGGTGCTGTCGGGATCGGCAAGGTCGGAAGCAAGTGATTGGTATGCCGATACGGAAGGCGTCATAATCATTGCGTCGGGGGAAATGCTGATACTCGTCCGTTCCGTCTCTTTTACAGTAAAGCCATCATTCTTTAATGCATCAATGATTTCGGTTTGTTTTACCTGCCAATTCGGATAGTTTTGTGAAACAATCCGGGATACGGTGGAGCGGTCAAGGTTTGTGCGGCGCGCCGCCTCTCCTATACTCAGGCCGTTCGATTCCAAGAATTCTTTTAATTCCATTTGTGTTTCTCCTTTCGGGCTTCAAGCCCTATTTCAATCATATTTTGGAAATACAATTTTTCATCCGGACTTATGTTTTGCTCGTACTGAGCTTTGAACGATTTATCCGCTTCGGTAAGTTCCGAACCGTCCATAAGCGCTTCAAGGATTGCTTCATATCGGGCGCGTTCGGACACATACACCGGCTGCCTTTTCGGCCGCTCCAGCTGTTCTTTTCGTAAAAGTTCTCCGACTGCAGTTTCCAGCTCGGTGTCGGTAAGTTTGGGTTCTTCGGTAAAAACGCTTTGTGTTATTGTCTTAACATCTTCAAGCTGTTTGTGTTGTGTAGACGTTACGACCTTGCCGAAAGTGCCGACCTCTTGCCGATACGTTGAGGTTACCGCGTGTATGTTGCCTCTTTTTTGAGCAATGGCTTTTTGTGCGGCCGCCTCGTCGAAAAACTGAATGCGCGTTTCGGGGAGCAAAAAGATAGGCTGCTTGTCGCGCGGATCGATTGCAAAGGCTCCGGAATCCGGATCGTCCGGATCGAAGCGCACTTCAATCTTTTTACCGCTTAACCCGGCAAGGTTCGATCGGTTTTGCTTTACCATATCGTCGGTAAGGTTAGGGCCGACGTAGGTAATACCGGAAACGACAACGCGATTATTGCGCACCTTTGCCAAGGTCGGTTCCATAAACAGGTATTTAATATCCGCCGGTGCAATGAATGACGGCTGCCACAATTCCTTTTCAATCGCTTTGGTCAGCTCTTCGCGCGGCGATATTTTAAGACCTGCATGGGTGCGCTGTTCATAGGCGTTTAAGGCTTGGTATACGTGCTCGACAAACTCATCGTAATACAACAGGTATCCGTTTTGCTCCTGCCAATTAAGGCGGCGCGTTGCTTCTTCGTCTTCGGCAGCGCTTGAAGTAAGGTCGCGCACATAACCGGGTAAACACCGGTCAAGCAGGAGCACTTCAAGGGTTCGGAAAAAGCGTTCAATCGGTTTAGTTTTGGCGTTTTTAACTTGTGCGAAAATGCGCCGGTTCTTTTTGTGCCACAGTTCGGGGGTTTCGGCGACGGCAACGATGTTTCCCGTTTCATCTTCTATGGCGTATTTACCGTCTTCGGTTTTGTACAGTTCGGCCTCGTCGGTGTACTTCATGCCGAATGTTTGCAGCGCTTCGACCAGCCAGTCTATTTTTTTTGCCGTTTCCGGTTTTCCGTTATCGTTATAGGTTGAATTGAATTTGCCGAAACGAACGATACCGGAGCGCAAAGAGCGGGCAACGGTGCGGAAGTTGTAGGGGCCTGCTTCAAAGGCGATGCCGTAGGGAAGGCGGGTTCGCATATCGAGCCATGCGTAACATTCGGGGCGGAACTTTTCTCCCTTGTCATTAAGCACCCAAAAGTCGAATCGGTGCTGGTCGCCGACTATAACTTCAAAGGGCTTGAGGCTTGAAAGGTCGCGGGCAATATAAAAGAGGTTGTCGAGCGCGCGAGTGCCGCCGCGGGCATACTCAAGCAAAAGCGTATGTATGTCTTCAAGATGTTTATACGCCGACGGTTCGGAGCCGACACGCCAGCCGTTTTGCAACGCTGCTTCCAGTGTTTTTTTATAAGCGTTCCGCTTTGAGCAATAACCGACATCGCGAGAGGCGGCAAGGTAAAAAACACGCATGAAGTTGAGTGCCTTATCGTCCCAGGCAAAAACCGAACGGCCTTGTTTACCTTTTTGTACCGGAATATAACCGTTTTCGCCGATTTCTTTTATATACCGGCGCACGGTCGAAACGGATAGGCAAAAGCGCTCGGCGATGTCGGCTTCGACATATTTGGCAGGGCGGCCGGGTGCGCGGGTAAGCCATGTTTCATATACGGCAACCTTGGTGCGGTGCTTTTCGCTGACACAAAAGATACTCGGTGCATTCATTCGGCATCGGCCTCCGCTTCCAATGCGCCCGCTTTTACCTGTGAGGCTTGCAGGTCGAGTTCCGCATAATAATTGACCGTATCTTTGAGTTTGATCGACAGGTTATAGGCCGCTTGCAGGCGCACTGTCATATCGGAAAATGAGCGAAGGTAATCATCGATTACATCAAAGGTGCGCATTTGTAAATCGGTTTGTTCAGGTGTTTCGAGGCGGAACTTTTTTAAGTCCTCGCCGTGTTCCATAATCTCGGCAAAAAAGTCGCGGCGCGGCTGTACTTTAAGGCGTCGTCCGCTCCATACTGCGGCGACTTCTTTTGCTCTCTTTGCCGCCAGACGGCCGGCCAGTTCTTTTTCGTCTGCCCGCGTCCAGCCTTCCGGACGCTTACCGTTTTTAAGAAAATAGGCGATGCGTTCTTCTTGGGCGGCAGTTTGAGCCGGTTCATTTGCGGCGGCAAGCTCTTTTAATTCCTCGGATGAGTAAAGCATGTCCTTGCCTGTTTCAGAGACTTCCGCCGGTACAAAGGCGCGAAGCCAGTTGTTTGCCGTAGAGCGCGGAACGCCGATGTGCTCGCAGTAGTCATTCCACGTGAAGCGGATATAATCGGCTGCGGACGGATCTTTCCTCTGGCCGGTTTGATTGTTCAAATACTCGCGCGCAAGGTAGAGTTCGCGGGCAATGTCTACAGTCAGGGCTTTCCACTTGGCGATTTTGGGCGCCATTTTTTCTACCGACTTTTGAAAATCCCATTTGAATATTTTTTCTTTAAGTGCGATTTCGCCGCCGTTATTCGGTGCTATGATATTTGACATAGGTGCTCCTTTTGTGCGGACAGGGTTAGCTCCTATCCGCACGTTGATGCAGGTTTTATGCGGATTGTTTAAGTAAATCTTTGTTTACTTCTTCTTTGTTCGGCTGGCAAAAAAAGTCATCTTTTATTTTGCGTACCGCGTCTACTTGTGCGAGGGTTTCATCGTCAAGTTCCGCCATTTTTTCTTTGTCCGCTTCGATTTTTATACGCAAAAAGGAATCGAGGCCGAGTTTTTTCATAAGTTCTACGGTTGTCTTCTTTACGCTGATAGAGGTTGATTTGCGGTAACCGAATACGCCGAAAGTAAGCTCGACCGATTTTTTGTCTTTAAACAAATCATCTTTGTTGTACTCGGCGAAGGCTCCGATTTTTGCCGATATTTCGGCAATACGTTTGCGCATCGGTTCTCCCTTTTCCGCCGCTTTTTGTTTTGCCTCGCTGATTTGTTTATGGGCTTCCGCATCGATTGCTTCGAGTTCCCGTTCCAATAAACCTATCTCTTTGAGTGCGAGATCCACATCTTCGATTGTTTCCAGTTTTGACTGTGCCGGTTTGTAACGTGCCATTACATACCTCCTTTCTATGTGTTATGCTGCAGGCGGCAATCTGCCGTCCGTAGGTTCGAGGTAAAATTCTTTTTTGATAATTTGGCGAACTTCAAAAACCAAACTCCTGATTTTCATACAGCAATCGCGGGCATCATTGTCTAAGATGCCGTCAACCGCCGTGTTTTCGATTTGCTGTAATTTTTCTTCCAGCGTGTTTTCGATTTGCTGTAATTTTTCTTCCAGCAGACTGTACGCGTTGTTAGATACTTTCATGCTTGTACCTCCTCTTTTAATGCTTCCAACAGCTCGGCGCGAACTGGCTCAACCGGAGCACCTAATTCTTCTGATATAGATTTTGTAATCTCATCAAAAATTTGCCTGAGCCCTTCCAATAGTTCCGCTCCGGTACCTTCCGCGAGAATCTCTGTACGAAATTCACCATCGGTTTCCGTTATAGTCCATGTAATTTTTGCCGTTACGTTCATTTTTGCTCCTCCTCGTCCATTTTCTTAAACGCTTCTTCGAGCCTTGCAAGATCAAATTCGTCTACACCGCAGCGTTCGGCTTCTGCTCGATCGATACAGGCAGAATCCAGTATCGAGATAACCGTATCTATTGCGTTGTCCATGTCTTCTTCCATGATTTGACCGCAAGCCATACAGATTCCCCGCGCAAGAATTTTATACTCATAGTCTTGTTGAATCCGCTCAAAAGCGATAACGGCTTCGTAAAAACCTTTGACCGAACAAAATTGCACAGCCCCCGCCTTGTCGGGCGGAACGGCGTTTTTTCCGTTAAGCCAGTTTTCAATTAAATCAACCGTAAAACACGGATGATCCAAAAGCAAAATGATTTCTTTTTGTCGTGCCGTTAATTTACTCATACCGCCTCCTTATCAAGGCCGATGTCGGATCGGGTTTGTGCAAAATTGGCTTGGGGGTCGACTAAAGCCATAAAGTTTGCGAGTTCGCGTTCTTTGAAGGTGCGGATTTCTTCGGCTGCGGGTGTGTAGGCAGGGTTTGCCACGGCAAGGCGGGCTTCGATGACCACATCGTTCCATTCGGCTTTACCGAGTATGCGGGCAATTTCCGCTTCTACACGGCGGGAGCGCCGCCGACCGGTTACTACATTTAAGACGGTTTCTGCCTGAATCAATATATTCTTTGCAATGTCGGCGCATGAAAAACCTTTTTGCTTTAAAACATATTGAATGTACAGAGATTCGCTCTTTTTCGGCCGCAAGCGAAAATCAACCTTGCGAATTTGTCCATTTTTTGTTATAATCACTATAAACCTCCTGTATAGGTTGGTGGTGGGGGAATACACGCGATCTTGGCGGAGAGGTGTATTCCCTTTTTTTGCTAAAGCAAGGAAACTTGCTTGTCGATATATTTATTATATCGGATTTTTTCTATTTGTCAATAGAAAATTAGGATTTTTCTTATGAATTTTAGTAAAAAAATAGCAGAACTTAGAGATTTTTTTAATCTTTCTAATGCAGGGTTAGAAAAAAAACTATCTTTATCCAATGGATATATTAGTAACATTGAAAAAAATGGCACTGATAATCCCGGTAAATTACTTGTTGCTCTTAGTTCAATAGGTATCAGTACAGATTGGTTTCTGGCAGACAAAGGTAATATGTTTGTAGAGGATACAAAGCAAGAAACCTTGCCTTTTGCTTACCAAAATGAGCAAGCAAGCAAGAAACCTTGCCTTTTTCTTGCCAATGTTAGCAACCAAAAAGCCGGAGAAACAGCCGATACTACAGAGAAACAGGCATGTGAAGACAGTTTTAAATCCCTTGTATTGGAAAGCACGGCCGAAATGAAGGAGCGAATAGAGGAAACCTTGTCGAAACATAACGCACGGTTGGAAAAACTTGAAGAGGCAATGCGCCGATACGAGGTGCGGCCAGACGGCACGCAGCCGGACGGCGCAGGAGATAAAACGATTACATATCTGGGAAAAAACTATTCGGACGCAGGCGGCCTTATGGTAGCCGAGTCCCCGGCTTTATACGGGTATGCACATAAGGCCGACACTGTTTCTTTACCGCTTGCGCTCAACTTGGCGGCAGGGATTCCGATAGAGGCATGCGATGTGAATGAAACCTACCGGGTAAGCAAAAAACTGTTAAAAAAGGGTAAGCAATACTGTGTTGCAAAGATTAAGGGAACAAGTATGACCGAAGCCGGCATAGCGGACGGGGCCTTTGTCTTACTGGAATACACGGACGAACCGGTGAGCGGTGCAATTATGGTGGTAAAGTACGGGAACAACACGACGCTGAAACGGTTGTACGAGCGTGATGACGGTATTTGGGAGTTGTTATACGAAGACGGTAGCGGAGCAAAGATAGAGCTTAAAGAGGGCTGTTGGGAAGTAAAGGGTAAGATGATACGGGTGGTGTAAAATAGTGAAAAAAGAATTTGCAGAATGTGCAAAGTCGGGGTATAATGGGATAAGAGAGGAGTAAATGGAAGAAGTTAAATACATCTTGCAGTCGGGTCTGTCAAAAATTGAAGTTTACGAGAATTCTTTGTTATTTAATCAAAAGACAATTATGCTTGACGCTATTACGCAGCTAAAATTAACGGAACCAGGATTTCTTCAAAAAGGAGAGTTGATTTTTAAATTTGGTAGCGGCCTTTTTGATATTGGCTCTATAAAATTTCCAGAAAAAGATTTAGAAACGGCAAAAGAAATAAAAAAACATATAGAAACTTATAAAAAGCGGCTACTTTCAAACACTCAAACTAATCAAATTTCAGTGGCCGATGAAATAAGGAAATTAAAAATCTTAGTTGATGAAGGTGTTTTGACGCAGGAAGAGTTTGAGGCTAAAAAGAAGCAATTATTAAATTCATAAGTTATAAGTGATAGATAGAGAGAGAGAGATTCCGCAAAAAGAATAAGCGAAAGGATAAGAAAGCACCCCGCCCCTTTACAGGCGGGGTTTTTCTTTAAAACCCGGACATTTTGCCGATAGATAAATAAGGAAGCCCAAAATGCCCAATATGCACAAACAAGAATTTGATTCCGGAACAGATATAAAACTTGCACTGTATAAGTCGTACATGAAAGCATGGCTTCCCATTATGTGTAAGACCGGAGTGCAAACGGTGTATATTTATGATTTATTTGCAGGGCCGGGTAAAGATGCAAAAGGAAACAGCGGGAGTCCTCTAATCCTTTTGGATATTTTAATGAAAAATTGCCCTTTAATGCATGAGGGCAACCTCCATGCAACTATACTGTTTAATGATAAGAAAAAACGAAACATAACACAACTGCAAAATGAATGCCGGTCCATCCTTGAACACTGTAAAGAAAAGAATCAATGCAATCATACCTGCCCTTTTAATATCATTTTTAGGTACAATGATTTTACGGAAATATTCCCGAAAATAACAAAATTTATTACAGAGCATAATAATCCTTTTTCTTTTATCTTTTTGGATCAATATGGTATAAAACATGTCAATACGGAGAATTTTTTAAGGCTAATTCCTCTGCGGCGAACCGATATTTTGTTTTTCAGTGCATCTGCAGATGTGTGGCGATTTAGAAGGCATCCGACATTTAAAAAATATATAGAAACGGAAAATATCCCATTTAAAACAGAATCCTTTCCGCATTGTCATAAACTGCTTGTTGATTACTACCGTTCTTTGGTGCCTTTAAATTTATCCTATAAAGTATACTTAGCCCCGTTTTCAATAAAAAAGGAAAGCAGCGGGATGATTTACGGATTAACCTTTATCTCCCATAGCTTATTAGGGTTAGAAAAATTTGTTAACAGTACATGGCAAATAGATACCAATACAGGTGAAGCCAACTATAACATTAATGATGATAAACTGATAAAGGAAGGCCAGCCTTTATTGTTTGCAGACATGGTTACCCAAAAATTAGACTATTACCAAGCAGATTTGTGCAGGTTTTTGCAAGGAGGAAAAACAAATCGAGAGGTTTATGAATTTTCATTGATAAGCGGTATTATTGCAAGCAAAACAACAGACATTCTAAGAAGATTGGAAGCTGAGAAGAAGATAGAAATAAGAGTTATTGGAAATAATACGAGAAAAAAGAACGCGTATTATTTAAACCGTGACAGCAAAGAAAGCATAAGGATTTACTATGAATAGTACAAAAATTGAATGGACGGATTCAACCTGGAATCCTGCAACCGGATGTACGAAGGTTTCAGCGGGTTGTATGCATTGTTATGCCGAAAAAATGGCAAACCGTTTAAAGTGTATGCGAAGTGAAAAATATGTTAACGGATTTGAATTGACCTTACATCCTGAAACGTTGGAAGAACCGTATAAGTGGAAAAAGCCGAGAATGGTATTTGTAAACTCTATGAGCGATATGTTTCATGAAGATATTCCGCTTGAATATATAAAGCAGGTTTTTAAGGTTATGAATGAAAATCCGCAGCATACGTTTCAGGTATTAACCAAAAGAGCGGAGAAACTGAGTGAATATGCCGGTTTTCTTACCTGGACAAAAAATATTTGGATGGGTGTAACTGTCGAAAATTCAGATGTCATGCATAGGATTGACTTACTTGCAGATACTCCGGCTTTTATAAAGTTCCTTTCATGCGAACCGCTTTTAAGTCCGCTGTATGATATGAATTTAAAAAACATAGATTGGGTTATAGTCGGCGGTGAATCGGGAAGCGGAGCTCGTCCGATAAAAAAGGAATGGGTTGAGGATATAAAAATACAATGTGAACATAGCGATACGGCATTCTTTTTTAAACAATGGGGAGGAGTAAACAAGAAAAAGAACGGCAGAGAGCTGAACGGTCAAACTTATTCACAAATGCCCAAAGTCATATCCGCATAACTTTCATTTTATCCGTTGTACCACCCCGCCCCTTTACAGGCGGGGTTTTTTATTGGTGCGGTATACTCTTTAGTAAGGAGTATACTTTGATACGGGAAATAAAAAAGGATTTTTTAACGGTCAATCCGTACAGCCGCTGCGGAAAAAAACTGCGCGGTGTTAAGGGTGTCGTTATTCATTGGACGGGTAATCCGGGAACGTCTGCACAGGCGAACCGGAACTATTTTGAAAGTTTAAAAGACCAAACGGGAAACGAAGGCGTGCGCTATGCGTCCGCCCACTTTGTAGTCGGAATAGACGGTGAAATAATCCAGTGTCTGCCGCTTGATGAGTGGGCGTATCATGTGGGGGCAAAAAAGTATGTCGAAGGCATACAGGAGAAGCTTGGCGCTATCCCGAATAGCTGCACAATCGGCATTGAAATGTGCCATCCGACATGGCACGGACATTTTACGAATGCGACATGGGAAGCGGCGGCGGAACTTACGGCAGTCCTTTTAAAGCGGTTTAACCTTTGTCCTGACAAAGACGTATACCGGCACTACGATATAACGGGAAAGATATGCCCGAAGTGGTTTGTAGAAAGGGCTTCCGAATGGAGGCGGTTTTTATGCGATGTGGAACAAAATCTTAAGGAGATATTATGAACGCGAAGACGCAGTCAAAACAGGCGATTGTATTTGCCTCGATGTGGATTATCGTGCACGTTGTCGCAAAGGCGGTATTTCCCCTGTTGGGTAAAGAATACGGATTAAGTGTCGGCGAGATAGTTGCCAGCGGTGTAACGCTGGTGATTATTTGGACACCCGTATACCGCTCGATTTGGCTTGATAAGAAATTCGGTATAAAAACCGATGATGCGAGTGCCGAACGTAAGGAGGAACAATGTGGCGAAAAGGTATAGCGTTCTTATTGTGTGTGTGCTTTGCGTGCTCTGTTTTGTACTCGGAGCCTACAGCGGCTACCGGGGAGCTGTTGGACGAGATTCTGGAGGAAGTGCAGAACATACGGGAAGAGTCGAATCTGTTGAAAGCACAGCTGATGCTATCGGAGAAGGAATCGCAGAAGCTCAAAGCGCGCTTGTTGATGCTGGACGGGAACTTGGAGAAAGCCGCCCTATCGTTGGCGAAATCGGAAGCGGACTTGATACAATCGATAGAGGAAGTAGAGAAGCTCAAAAGCGAATTGCACACATTGAAGGCTCTTGTACAAGAATTGAACAAGCGGTCGAGGCGATTAGAAAAGGCGAATAACATTTTAATAGGCGTTGCCGTAACGTGTGCGCTGACAGCTTTGGGGGCGGGAGTTTATGCGGGGGTTGTAAGATGAATGATATAGCGATAATAACGCAGGCGGTCGGATTCTTGGTTCAGACGGTAGGCCTTATTACGGTTGCGGTGAGAACCGGAACATGGAAGGGGCAGCTTGACAGCAGAGTGGATGCGCTTGAAAAGCAGGCGGCCGATACGGTAAAAGAATTACACGCTGTGGATAAGCGTGTTGACGGAGTGGAAAAAGAACTGCTGAAGATAATGGTCGGGGTTCAAAAGGACATCGAATACATTAAGGAAAACATTGATAAACAGAACGGGGTAAAACAATAATGCCGAAAAAAAGCAATGTCGAAATGGAAGGCGTTTTAGAACGTGCCTATAATCTGCATGAAAAGGAACATTTAACGCATAAACAAATTGCAGAGCTTTTTCAGTCGGAAGGCATTGCCGTGTCGGCATCCGGGGTACAGCGGGCATTGCGGGCAAAGAAGCAGTCTATAAAAGAGTTTGAAGCACTGTTTCAAGAATCGAAGGCATTTGTCGAGGCGACGAAAAACACTCCGGGAACACAGATTTTAAAAGCCGCTGCGGACTTGGCGATGTCGAAACTCTTAACCGAGATAAAGGGTATGGAGAACTTGAGTACTTTAACCGACGGGGAGGTACTCGATAAGATGGCGCGCGTCGGTAAGGCCCAAGTTGCCATTGCCAAATTAACACTCGACTATGAAAAGGGCTATAAGGCGGGATTGTTTAAGGCGCAGGAAGCACTTGAAAAGGCGGAAAAGGGTTCGGGGACTCCTGAAGAAAAACTTAAGCTTTTGAAAAAAGATTTATTGGGGTTAAGCGCATGAACGATGTAAGCTCCGAATTGTTACTGCCGTATCAAAAAAAATGGCTCAACGATAAAAGCGATTTAAGACTATGGGAAAAGTCGCGGCGTATCGGGGCAAGCTATACGCTTGCATTGGAAGCCGTTCTTGACGGGGCCGCAGAAGACGGGCGTAACACGTACTATCTTTCGTACAATAAGGATATGACGCGGCAGTTTATAAAGGATTGCGCATATTGGGCGGGTGTGCTGCAGTTGGGTGCGGAAATTTTGGAAGAGACAATCATTGCCGATGAAAAGGATATTACGGTATTCCGATTGCGCCTTGCAAGCACTAAAGAGATTACCGCCCTGCCGAGTGTTGAATATGCGATCAGGTCAAAGCAGGGAAATGTTATACTGGATGAGGCCGCATTCGTAGAAGATTTTGAGGGTATTAAAAAGGCGGCTCTTGCTCTTTTAATTTGGGGCGGAAGGTTCAGCATTTTATCTACGCATTTCGGAGAGGATAATCCTTTTAATCTGTTTATAAAAAAAATAAAGCGCGGTGAGGAAAAGGATTGGAGCTTACACCGTACTACATTTGACGAGGCGGTGCAGCAGGGGTTATATAAAAAAATCTGTCAAAAACAAAAGATTGAATGGACGGTACAAAAAGAAACAGAATTCGTCAATCGGATTTATGATATTTACAAGGATAACGCGGATGAGGAATTGCGCTGTATACCGGTGAGAGCCGGAACGCGTTATTTTCCGCGCCTGTTATTGGATGCCTGTTTGGATGAATGGGTTGCGGTTGCCCGTGTACGGTTTGACGATACCTTTGTCCGTGAAAGCAAGGCAAAAAAGGAAAAGACGATATACAAGTTTTTTAAAAGCGAGATACGAGAAACGCTTGATCTTATAGAGACGGCCTCTTATATCGGATTCGATTTCGGGCGTTCGGGGGACTTATCGGTTTTATGGCTGTGCGAAAAATGCGGCGAGGACATTATGACGCGCCTTATCGTTGAACTTCGTAACTGTCCTTTTGACGAACAGTACCTGCTGTTGAACCTTATTATACAAAACCTTAAAAAGTTTGCAGGCGGCAAGTGCGATGCGCGCGGTAACGGTCAGATGATTGCCGAAAAAATGGAAACCGAGTATCCCGGTCTTATGCAGCAGGTGATGATAAGTAACGCGTGGTATGCGCGTATTATGCCGCTTTTAAAGTCGAGCTTGGAAGAAAAAAATATCACGGTGCCGCCGGACGAATATATTTTGGGAGACTTTGCGGTGGTGCAAGTGATTAAGGGTGTTCCTAAAATTGCGGACAGAACGAACGAGGGTAAAAAGAACACGGGGCGGCACGGAGATGCCGCCGTTGCCTGTGCGCTGTGTCTGGATGCGGTATTGGAAGACGGCGAGAGTGCCGCCCCGTACATCGGTGAAGCACATCCGGAAGATGTTAGTATGTTTATAGGGTATTAGTATGTTGAAAAAGAATGTAACGGAAAAAGAACTTACCGGCCGCATAATTGATATCGGCTCTTTTCGCTCGCTTGTTGCCGCCTTGGACGACACGCAGGATTGGCTTAGCGATATTCGTCAATCGACTGCAATTTTTACGGAAATGCTCGGCGATGCACGTATCGGAAGCCTTGTAGAAAACCGGCAGGATAAGGTGCTGCGTCTTGATATGGGGCAGATTGACGGCAAGGACGAACGTATAAACAAAGCATACCGCGATGCTATCGATTACAACAAACAGCAAAAACTGGGCTTGCAATTATTGAATGCACTGCCGAACGGTATTGCGGTGAGTGAGGTTGTTTGGGAGAAAAAGGGCGGCTTATTTGTTCCTGTTGACTTTGTGCCGGTGCCGCGAAGCCTTATACATTTTCCGCTTATCAATACGGAAGACAGATACACGCCGTATTTAACAAGTCTCAACAAGCCCTTGAACGATCCGTATAAATTTATCGTACACCGCAACGACCGCGGAACCGGAAGCGTTTGGGGTATGAGTATTTTGCGCTCGGTGTATTGGCCTTGGCAATTTAAAAAGCTGGGTTTTAAGTTTTGGGTTATGGCGGCAGAGCGGATCGGGGTGCCCAGTGTGCTGGCGATTTTTGAAGCAAAGACGGAACCTGAAACGCAAAAGCGGGCAAATATTCTTGCCGATATTTTAGCGCAAATCAGAAGCGGATCGAGCCTTGCGTTGGGTAATGTTAAGGACGTAAAATATTTAAATGCCGAAGGTGCGATAAAAGATTTCGACGTACTTATTGCCGTGTGCAATACCGAGATTGCCTACGGTCTTACCGGACAAAGTTTAACGACAAACGAAGCACAGTACGGTACGCGGGCAAATGCCGTTTTGCACGATGATACCTTTGCGGCGGTTGTCGGAAAAGATGCGCAAAACCTGCAATACTCGATGCAGACTTTGTATAACTGGTTTGCAGAGCTTAACTTTCCCGGCTGTGAGCCGCTCAAGTTTGAAATCGACGCGGGAGAAAGCGCGCCATGGGAGATGATAACCAAGGCGGTGGAATTGGGGATTCCGGTATCAAAGCGCGCACTGTATAACCGGCATAAACTTCCGGAACCCGAAAACGAAGAAGACAGTTTTGTTTCGGATCGCGTGCTGCCCGGCAGTTCCGGAGATACCGGCGCGGAATTTGCGGACAAGCATACAAGCGCTTTTTTTTTCTGAAAAATAAAATCAAGCGGGAACAGGCACAGCTTGATGAGCTGTGTGCTGCCGCCGAAAAACGGTTTAATAAAGCAATCAGGCGCAGTGTTTTGTCCTGGCTTGATACGGTTAAGGACGGCTTGGCGCATGAGGCGCTCGGTGATTTAAACGATGATTTACTTTCGGTAACCGAAACCGTGATTGCAGGCTCTTTACTTTTGGGGTATGGACACGCGCAGGAGAAAACGGACTTTGCCGACGATACCGAGCCTGTAGCATTTGAACAGGCTCTGCACTTTTTGCAAGGCAAAATCCCGATGCCGAAAGAGGAGTGGAAAAAGCTTGAACCTAAAGTACGCTTCCGTGCCTTTACGGTTGCCCGCCTTGCACAGCTGGATTATATAGAGGCGGTACGCGGCCGTCTTACTCACGCGGTACAAAATGGAGAAACATGGGCAGGAGCATGGCAGGATGTTAAGGCGATAGCAGAGGCGGAAGACTCGGCAATAAAACCGGGATATTGGGAGACGGTATACCGTACAAACGTGCAGACCGCTTACAATGCCGGACGCTTAATGCAGTATCAAAACAATCCGCCTGAAGCATGGCAGCTTTTGGTTATAGAGGATACGAGGACAAGCGGAATTTGCCGCGGTCTTGCTGCAATCTTTAGAGGCAACAATGCGCTTCCGGTTAGTCATCGGTTTTGGAAAACCTACGGGTTTCCGCCGTATCATTTTAACTGCCGCACGGTTGTGCGCGCGGTGCATAAGCAGGAAGCAGGCAGGGAAACGGCGATTGAAAATATCCCGATGAAGACAATCAGGAAGCAGTTTAGGCCGCAAGCGGGCTTCGGCGGGAATCCTGCGGAAAACGGTAACTGGTGGATGCTTACGGAAGGACACATTAAACGCGGTATAAAATACGGCATTATCGGTGAGTTTAACCGGGAAGAAAATGTTATTGCAGATTACGAAAGTCTCTGGGAAGGATATACACGGTATAACGGCAAAAAAGGCGGTTGGTATGATAAGCACCAGAACCCGGCAAAGGACTGGAAGAAAAATAAACCCGCCATAGAATTTTTAGCAAATAACGGATATAAGCTTAAAGTACCTCCGGAACTTAAAAACATAAAGGAACATTATAAAACGAAATGGAGTAATCCCGATGTTTTTATAAACGGAGAGTTTATGGATATAAAGCAGCCGGAGAATATGACATCAAGTGCGGTTAAGGGACGACTCGTAAGTGCATGGAAAAAACAGCGCATCACCAAAGTTATTTTATATGTTCCGGATGAAATGCCGGAAGCTGTTTTGATGCAGGGTATACGAAGACAAGCCAATGAGCCTTACAACAAAATTACCGATGTTATCGTAATTTATAAGGGTAAAATCAGCACATTAAAAATGTCCGACTTTAAAGGAAAAAAAGCCGAGTAAGAACTCGGCTTTTAATCTGAGGCACGGGTTTCACATGCTACTAGGACACGGTAACCCCTACCAGTAAGTGCAAGCACTCACCTTAAGATAAGTATACCACATTTTGAAAAAAATGCAAGTGTTTTTATTGTCTTTTTTGATTTTTTAAATTTTGGGCGGTTTCTGTATTGTGCGAACGTTCAGGATATGCGCCCAAACGGGAAATTCACTAGTGTACACGGGTAGAACCGGGATTTTCCGTAATATTCGGCGGCGCGGCTCTTTTTAAGCGGTTTACGTGCGGTTTTCTCATTATGGCAGGGTGCTCCCTGTGCCGTCTTATCGGAGGTGGTGTGAGCGTAGAATAGGGGTATGAAATTAGATGAACATGTTGAGATTTTACACGGCGACTGTATAGAACTTTTGCCGAAGATACCGGATGCGAGCGTAAACTCGGTTATCACCGATCCGCCGTATTTTTTAGGCATGACACATAACGGACAAAGAGGCTGTTTTAATGACCTTGCCATTTGTAAGCCGTTTTATGAAAAACTCTTTGCGGAATACAAGCGGGTGTTAAAGCCTGACGGCTGTGTTTATTTTTTTTGCGACTGGCGAAGTTATGCGTTTTATTACCCGATTATGTACGGCATATTAGGTGTAAAAAATATGCTTGTGTGGGATAAAAAAGCCGGTCCCGGTAATTTTTACAGCTATCAACATGAGCTTATTATATTTACGACAAAGCGGAACGAGTTTAACGTGAAAGGAACTTATAGCATTATATCAAACATTCGTTCATTTTGCAGTGGAGCAAAAAAAACAAACGGAGAAAAGGTACACCCGACGCAAAAGCCGGTAGAACTTATAGAAAAACTTATCACAGATAGCACCGACGTAGGCGGTACCGTGCTGGACACCTTTATAGGTTCCGACACGACCGGGGTTGCCTGTGTCAATACCGGCCGCCGATTTATCGGAATGGAGCTTGACGATAACTATTTCGCTATTTCAGAAAACAGAATTGAAAGCGCGATAAAAGAAAGAGAATGTTCACATAAGGATATGTAAATGAATACGGGTACTGAAACGCAACGGAAAATTGTAGAACTGACGGAAGCAATGCGAGACTTGCTTTTATACAAAAATGAAAAGTACGGGGATTCGGCATTAAGCCCGAAGCATATTTTTTATAAAGGGGATGCGGTCAATTCTATACTGATACGGCTCGACGATAAGCTCGGACGTATTATGGCTAGTCATGTACCTCTTATCAACGATGTTGCCGACATCATCGGCTATTGTACCCTGCTGCTTATCAGTATTGGTGCCGGTAAAGCGGATATTGAAAAGTTGATGGATTAGGGATCAAGGCAAACATACGGAGGCAGGTATGGGACATAAATGCAAGATATGCGGGAAGATTACAAGTGCAGGCTATGGAATAACGTCAAGACTTGTACCTGAACTAAAAAAGGAAGTATGGCTGTGCAGTGAAAAATGTGCACATCGCTTTGCTCGCGACATAAAAAAAGAACGAAGCAAACAACAGCGTAAAGCACTTGAGAGTGCCGGAGAAAAGGCAACTGAAGATGATTATATAAACATTTGGCGGACTTTAACGTCGAAAGAAATGGAAAAACTTGCGATGGTCGGTTTCGGAATTTTACGTTCTTATTCGGATAAAACTCCTGCCGGGTTTTATAAGGAACTAAAAACATACGGAGAATAGACATGAGAACAATACGGACGCTTGAACTTGCGCGGGTGGGAAACTGGGGGAAAAACGGCGACCCGATCAGTGCGCAGGATTTACGGGATGTAGTTGAAACCTTTACACCGCGCCGGCCGGTGGGGATCGGGCACGATGCGACGAGGCGGGATGATGCGCCGAAATACGGTAATGTCTGGGCGGTGCGTCTTAGAGACGGCGGGAACACGCTTACAGGTGAGGTCGAGCTTTCCGAAGAGCTTGATACACTGTATACAAGCGGTAAGTATGACGGCTGGAGCGTGAGTATTCCGAAGAGGGCAAAGGACGGTAAAGCGTATTTACATCACCTTGCCTTTTTGGGAGCGACGCCGCCGAAGATTCCGGGCTTAAAGGATTTGGGAGAAAGGCCGTTTCAATTTGCCGATGGCGATACGTTTTTTTCGTGCGAGTTTGCGGGAAAAATAACGGAACTTAACGAGGAGGTCGAAATGACAAAAGAAGAGATTGAAGCGATGCAAAAGCAAAATGCGGCGCTTAAAGAGGCCAATGAAAAGTTGACGGGCGACAACACAAAGCTTAACGCACAGCTGAAAAAAGCCGAAGAGGCAAAAGCTTCAGTCGGCAGTGCCGGTGCCGAACCGGAGGCGAAAGCGGCACAAAACGGAACGGCGAACGGAAAAGCGGAAGCACAAATACCGCAGGAGTTTGCCGACCGCATGAAACGCTATGACGAGGAAATCGTCAAGAGCCGGCTTACGGCTTTTAAAGCAAAGGTTGAAGGCAAGGTGCCTGCAGGCGTTATGGAACAGGCCGAGTGTCTTGCAAGCGCGCTTGCAGGACATGACAGTACGGTCAACTTTTCCGATAACGGTACATCCGTTAGCGGAACGGAAATCGAGCTTTTGGGCTCAATTTTGAGTAAGTGGCCGGAAGCGGTTAAGAGCGGCTATGCGGGAAACGACTATGCCGATTCGACGGGTGCAAACGGACAGAGCGTTGATTGGGGTTCGGTCGCAGCAAAGATGTAGGAGGGAAAAATGAATTTTTCGGAAAAAGAAAATTTGACAAATGACGGCGGTGTGATATTAAATCAGCATCCGCCCGTCATTGCAAGCCTTAACATAAAAAAAGGCTTGGGCAAATTGAAGGCCGGTACGCTCATGAAAAAAGGAGCAACCGGGCTGGAAGCTGCAGCGCCTGCCGATACGCCCGATGTCGTATTGGTGGAAAACGTCGATGCAGTAGCCGGTGAAGAAATTGTCGGCCGCTGTCTTATACACGGCTGTGTTGCAGCCGGCCGTTTGCTTGACCGCTCCGGCGGCGAAGGGCACGAGGCGGCGGCAACGGAAACGTTATATGAAAAACTGACTGCAAAAGGTATTTATCCTATGCAGATTTTTGATAACTAAGACAAGGAGAAAAGCATGAGCAAAATAATTATTAACCCGCAGGATATTGAACGTGTGGTTGCATCAAACCCTGCGCCCGCCTCGAATGCGCTTGCCTATTTTGCAAGCCGTCCGTGCAAAAACACAAGCTATGCGGCCGTCCGGGACATTGAGGAGCAGACGGGAAACATTCCGGTAATACGGCGCGGCGATTCCGGATACCGCCCGAAGCGCACTTCAAGCGTTACGGTAATCGAGCCTATGCCGATTGAAATCGACGACAGCTTTACGGCGGTGGAGCTTGACGATTTTGAGCGCTCTACGGCACAGGGAAGACAGCAGATGATCGACGACAAGCTGCAGCAACACCTTAAAATCATCCGCAACACGACACGGGCCCTTGCGATCCAGGCCCATACCGGAAAAATTGACTACATGATGCAGTCGGGCGGAAGTCTTGTACGTTATGAAGTCGAATACGGCAAAGTCGGTGCTATCGCCTCGAATGTGTCGATGGCATCTTTAACTATTGCCGATCTGATTACGAGCATGAACGACGCAATAGACAGTATGGCAGCCGAGAATGTCGGCGGGCCGGTTGAGTTTATTGCAAGCCGCGATTTGTTTACAGCGATCGTGAATGCGGCGGCAAATCAAAAAGCCTATGCAATAACCGCTTCCCCCGGATCGATTACCATCGGCGGGTTTACCGTGCTGATGGATAACGATTCGTACACGGACGTGGTAAGCGGGGCAAAGAAGACAAAGGGTATGCTGGATAAAAAGCAGCTTTTGGCACGCGCAACACAGGCGGGACAAATGATGCCGTACTACAAGATTGATGATGTAATCATGAGACAGGCGGTGCCGTTTTATTCGTTTGCAAAAGACCGCGATGATCAGCGCGGGGTGAACATCTATACCAAGAGTAAGCCCTTGCCGCTTATCAATCCGAAAGGTATCGTTATTACGACCTTTAAGGCGTAAGGTATAGGGAGCGGCGCAATGGATGTTTTAGACGAATCGTTTTTGCGCGGAATTGTGCAAGAAAAAAACGAGGGGGTACTCTTTGCGCCGCTTGGGGAGCCTGTTACGGCGACGGAAATAAGGGCGCGCTTATCGGAATCGTTGTATGAGCAGTTATCCGAAGGAAAGGATGAAACGGTTATGCAGGCAGTAAACCGCGCGATGATTTACATCGGTGCGGTGCTGCGCCGATTTGATGAACCGTATAATCTCGACGATAAAATCGTGCGCGAGCTGGTACTTATTCACACAATTTATGAACTGCATATTGCGCTTGGACACGAGGAGGCAGGAAGGGAATACCGTATGAAAGCGCGCGACATTATTCTTGCCCGCTACGGATCGTATCCGGATGCGGATAAGGAAAATGACACGGGCTTGCCTTGGGGGGCTATCCGCGTGCCGAACGAAACGCGAGGTTTTTAATGCTGATTGAAAAACTCGCCGAAGAACTTGAAAATATAAAAAAAATGGATGAGGTCGGCTGCTTTGCAGTCTCGCGTATACAAAAGCGGATTGCAGACGGTAAGTTCCGGCCTCACGCTGCGGTTACACAAAGAGTACGGCCCGGCGGGAAAATCCTGCGCGATAACAGCGGTCTTATAAACTCGATCAGCTACCGTATGAGTAAGGACGCTGTGATTGTGTTTACGCCGCTTGTTTATGCCAAAATTCAAAATGACGGCGGAACCGTGAAGGCAAAAAACGGGGCGCTTGCAATCCCCTGCCACCCGATTGTGCGTACTTTTCAGAGGCGGTACGGGCCGAGTGCAAAAGAGGTGTTGGACGGACTGAAGGCGTCAGGTTATCAGGTATGGCGGCAAGGCAGGGCTCTTTTTTACCGCAAAAAGGGCGGTAGGCAAAAAGAGGGTACGATGATTTATGTGCTTACAAAGTCGGTTACGATACCCGCTCGGCCCTTTATGTTTTTGGATAAATCGGAGCGCGCTCATGTTATGGATATTATAAGAGGGGGGACGGTATGACAGCCTTTGAAGTTTTAAAATTGCTTGAAGCTCAAATAAGGCGGCACTGCAGCGCAATCAAAACGGTTACAGCCCCCTCAAGTGTCCATGAAAAGGGGGTTACCGCTCGTCTTGCAATAAAAAAAGTCATACCTGCAAACAATAGAGAGTATGCAAATAAAACAGTAGAGTTTCGTCTTGCGGTAAGCGGAACGGTGGAATCTCAAAAAGGTTTGGAACTTGCGACAAGTGCAATCGAAACACTTGATGCGTATTTCGGTACACGCAATTTGCATCTTGAAGACAGCGAGGGAAAGCCGATCGCAAACAGCCGCATAACACAACGGTTAAGCGAGGAAGATTCATTGTTGGATAATCCCTATGAAACGGGAGTGCAGGAAGTATTTGACGAGCGGATTTTAAGTGTGCAAATAGGAGGCAGAGGATGATTTTGGAAACAAAGTATACCAAAACGACGGACGGAAAAACGGTGAGAGCCGATGAGCTTAGCCGGATAAAGGCGGCTCCCGGTGAAGCCGAAACGGTCGGTACATTGTGCGATACTGGAAGTGAAGATCCGGCCGAAGGTAAGCCGGAAAAAATGAGCAAAATGAAAGGAGACGAACATGGCAAAAGAGTTTGACCTTATAGGAGATGATTGCAGGATTTATACGGGCGAGCTGAGTGATACCGAACTTGCAGGGGACGGTACAAAGACGCTTGAAGAACTTGCAGGAGGGACAGCCGGACAAAAAAAACACAAGGGGTTTTATGTTGTTACGGCAATGGGAAGCCCGACCTTTTTCCCTGCCGGAATGAAAGCAGGCTGGGTATATCCGTTCGATTCGACGGAAGTTTTAAAGGCCGGGGATAAGGTAAAACGCCTTATCTTACAGCCGCAAGCCGATGCGTCCGGATGGAAGGCAAGCGGTTCATCGAGCGAAATCGATGTAACGAAACTCCACCACGAGTGGAAAAAGTACCGCTTCGGCAAAAAAGATATGTCGATCTCGATAAACACGCTGACAACGCTTGGTATATCGGATAGGCCCGAAGGAATGCTGGGACGCTCGTTTGTGCTGTTCAAAAAAGAAGCGGACGGCACCGTAAAAATCAGTATGCCCGAAGATAAGCCGGTATATTTTATCGGTTATATCCGGGAAACCGATTTACCCGGAGAAACGTGCGCATTTATCTTTGCGCAGATTGTGTTTTCCGCATCCGGAGTCGGCGGTACGATCGGCAGTGCACAAACGCAGGATATAACCGCACGTCTTGTCGGGCAGGATCCGGTATTTTATTCAATCGATATTCCCGCCTAATGCAGGAATAAAAAATAATGTGAGGAAAGAAGATGATTGTAGAAGTAAAAGACAACGAACAGTTTGTACCCGAATGGAACGGCAACAAAAAACTTCCTGCAGGGGAGCAGATTGTCATCGGTTTTAAGGCACTGACCTGCGTAAGCCGTAAGCGCATTATTCCCCGTCAGATGATCAAATTCGAGTATGACAAGGACGGAAATGCTAAGGGCGGCTCGGGAGAATTTTCAAATGATCCTGAATCCGTTGTACGGGCGGCAGAAGGGGTGCAGATTGATAATCTTTCCTACGAAAAAAACGGGAAGACGATTGAAATCCGCACTGTTGCAGAATTGTGCAGTGCGCCGAGCGTTTTTCACGGACTTATTCAGGAATTTGCGGATCATCTTATAGAAAAAGCCCGCGAGGAAATCCCCGAAAAAAACTGAGGATTGCTTATCGGCTCTACCGTGCCGGTAAGCACAAGGCAAAAGTGCGTACGGGGCGCGAATGGCTCCCCGTTGCAACGGGGGTGCCGGATGATGACGGTAAAGAAATTGAGGTGCCGATAAAAGACATTGCCATTTATGTTGACGAGTTTTTTTATTCGGCACTTTCGCTTTATAACGACTGTATTTTATTCGGCGATTTGGGGACATCGCTTCCCTTTGCAGGCGGCTGGGCGGATCAGCCGTATATGATATACAGGGTACTTCAAACGCTGTTAGCGGAAGCGAAAAAAATAGAAGCCGAAGAATGGGAACAATCTAAGAAAAAATGAGCAGAGAAACCCTTGAGCTTGAAATAAAGGTACTCATCGAAAAGGCGCGTAAAAATACGCAGGATATAAGCGCCGATATTGAACGATTGTGTACCGAGGCAAAACAGGGAGAAGCCGACGTAAAACAGCTTGCAGTTGCTATGCAAAAAATAAACGGGGATGCGATGAAACGCACGGCGGTTGAAGCAAAGCTGTTCGGTCAAAATCTGGGCAACTTAAAACAGCAACAGGCACTGGTAAAAAATGCCATGGTCGATATGGTGTCAAACGGTATAGCGCCTGAAGCCGAAGCAGTAAAAAAGCTGCGAAGTGAATATAATAAGCTGGGAAAAGAAATAAAAGAAGTTGAAAAACAAAACCCGCAGCTGATAGACAGCTTTGCCGATTTGAAAAAAGCTATTACTGGAACCGCCGGTGCTCTTGCACTTTTGAAGGCGGCAACTGTGGTAAAAGATGTCGGTTCTTTTGCATTGGATACTGCCGATACGTTTAAGACCGCCCGCGAGGAATTCGGGATATTGCTTAACGATATGCAAGCAGGTGCGGGGCTTTTTGACCAGATAAAAAAGTTTAACGACGTTACCCCGTTTGATTTGGATACGACAAAGCAGGCGACAAAGCTGCTTCTTACGGCAAAGGTACCGTTATCGGATATAAATACCATGCTTACCCGTATGGGGGATTTGTCGCAAGGCAATGCTCAGCGTATGGTAAGCTTTGCAAGCGCATACAGTAAGGCTGCCGCCAAGGGCAAGGCAGACATGGAAGTGCTTAACGTATACATTGACCAAGGCGTTCCGATACTTGATGCGCTTGCAAAGAAATTTAATGTTACGAGTGCCGAAATTGTCAACATGGTGAGTACCGGAAAAGTGTCGTTCAGCGATTTTAATCGGACACTTGCAGACCTTACAGCAAAGGGCGGCCAATATTTCGGCGGCATGGAGCTTGCATCCAAAAGCTATAAGGCCATGCAAGAAGGATTAAAGGAGTCGGTCAACTCTTTGGCTGCAAGTTTCGGCAGTATGCTGCTTCCTGCGGCGATTAAGGTTGTAGAAATGTTGACTGCAATGACCAACGCAATAAACAACAGTCCTGCTCTCAAAGGGGTGCTTGCCGCCGCCCTTGTCGCGATTACGGGATACCTTGTTATCATGGCTGCAAAAACAACGATAGCTTTTTTAGCACAAATGAAATTAAACCTTGCAATCGGAGCTCTCAATCCTGCGGTGATGGGAGCAACCCTTGCTGTTGCGGCTATCGTCGGAGGACTGACTATATACGCATCTAAACAGCAGGAGTCTGCAAAAGCGTCAAATGAAGCGGCGCTGGCGGCAAAAAAACAAGCCAATGCCATGAATGAACTGAAAGCGGCGGCTGAAGCGTATGTATCATTTATGGACGAACTTGATTCGCGGCAAGCTCAGCGCATTGTACATTCCATTTCAAGTATTGTTATTCCTGCGGCGCAAAAAGACCTTGAAGATGCAATGGCACGACTGGATACAATCCCCAAAACAATTTTAAGGCGTGCCGCGCGAGGTGAAAAAAATCAAGGAAGGATGGTTGAAGTTGAAAATCCCGACTATATCAAAGCACAAGAAGCTGTAGCAGCGGCTCAAAAGGCTTTGCAGAAATATCAGGCCGAACTTGATGCGGCAAAAGGCAAAGTACAGGAAATAACAAAGGCGGAAGCTGAACGCCGTGCGGCTTTCGGCCGGGATTGGCAGGACAAAAATCTGGGCGGTCTTGATAAAATACTGAGAGAAAAAGAAAAATCGATTGGCGAGCTTGCAAAAAAAGCACAGGAAGCATTCGGGGAAGGCTGGCAAACAGATGCGGCATATAAAAAAGAACTTGCAGCCCTTAATACATATTATCAAAAACAAATTGACGAATATAACAACAAGCCGCTGTTTTCAAGTTCGTGGGTGCAAAAAAATGCGGATAATATCGGCCGCTTAAAGGCAGAACTTGACAAGGCGCGCGAAGAACTCGATAAAACGGCACAAAAATCTTTCGGTGAAAACTTTAAAACAAATGAAACGTACATAAAAGAAAAGGCAGCGCTTGAAAGCTATTACCAAAAGCAGATTGCCGACGCCGAGCGCAAACATATACTGGATGCGCATAACAAGCGAATGGCGGCGGCAAAAGAAGAAGCGGAGTTCCGACGTGCGCAGGCTCTGAACAAAATTGACGGCGGGGAAAAAACGGCGCAAAACTATGCCGATTTTACACAGGCGGAAGCGCAAACACAACTGCAAAATACCGATGTCGGACAACTTGCTATGGGGGCAGATCCGATAACCATGTTTATTATGGCTGTGGTTAAAGCGGCCATGGAACTTGAAAATGTGAATAAACTGCTTAACTTTATAGGTACCATCGTAGATGCGATGTTTGAAGTTATAGGCCCTATTATAGACGGTGCGGCAAAAGATTTTGTCGATTACTTTCAGGAATTGGGAAGGATTGCAGGAGAAATACTTGCACCGTTTTTGTCGATATTTGCCGTCAATTTTAAATTATATGCGGCATATTATAAGCGCCTTTTAATACCCTTGCAGTTGGTGGGTAAAGCGTTTGAATGGCTGAATAATAAGGTGATTGTTCCCTTCGGGAATTTTGTAATTGACCTTGTAAACTCGATAATCGACCTTATCAATATGATTCCGGCAGTGGACATCAAAAAGCTTGAGCCGCTTCTTTTAATCGGTAAAGAAGCCGAGGCCATTGCCGCTGAAATGGAAAAGCACAAGCATCAGATAACCCGTATGTATGAAAGGCAAAAAGACCGCGTGCGCGATGAGCTTAATGCACAGATAAGTTCGATTAAAAAACAATATGAACTCGGTCTTATAAGCCGTGAGGATTACAACAAGCAAGCCGAAGCATACGGAAAAGCAGCCGATGACAAGCTGTACGACATAAATAAAGAGATGTCTGATACCTTAAAACGCATCGACATCAATACATACAGCGCGTTAAGTTCCGGTCAACAGCAGCAAGTGCAGCACTCTTACGCAAAAGAATGGGGAAACAAGGTTCCGGTTCTCGGACATCTTGCCGGTGCTGCTGTCGATATTGGAAAGAAAATCGGGGACGGTATAAAATCCGGTTGGAACAAAGTGGGAAAATTTTTCGGATGGTGGGATGTCGGCTCCTGGGATATACCGCAAGCACAGTTAGGTATGGTACATCCGGGTGAAATCATCATACCGCGCCCGTTTGCGCAAGGCATCCGCGAGGGAAAGTTGTCGCTTAATAACGGCGCATCTCAATCAGGCGGCATGCACAGTACCCCGGTGTATAGCAGGCGCAGTACACACAGCCGAACCGACATAACAGTTAATCTGACGGTCGAAGGATCGGTTAAAACCGAAAAAGATTTGGTACGCTCACTTTATGAGGGGATTGCACAGGCTATCGGCAGCGGGGAGTTAAGTCCCTTGCCGCAGAGTGCATAGAGGCGCGCCTTATGATAACGCTTAACCTTAGCGTACAAGATAAGCTGATAACGGTCAGTCCGAAGTCTGTTACAGTGAATAACGCGGTATGTAATGAAAGCTTACAGCACATGGAAAGCAAAGCCGATTGTACGCTCGTGTGGCAGCAGAACATTTTTGAAGTGCTGATTGCACAAACTAAAATCCCTGCCGTACTTAAAGACGGTGATACATACCTTTTCACCGGCATTATACAGACGGATATGTCGTGGCGCGACATAGGTAAACCGTATCCTGTCGATACGTTGTCCGTCACAATCAATGATAACACCGTGCTGTTCGATAAAAAAACGAAGAGCGAACTTGCGCTTATCAATACCGACTTACGCACGATTGTCGCAACGTTGTGCGAGCATTGCGGTGTCAGCCTGTCGGCGACGCACGGGGGATTGCCTGCAAAAGCGGTACAGGCATTCGTTGCCGACGAGGGAAAATCGTATAAAGAATTATTGGGTGATGTGTTATTTTCCTACGGATACAGCTATTATTTTGACGCACAGGGAAAACTGTGCGTGTTTAATTTTGCCGCAGCGGTTGATTTAAATGCAGTACCTAAAATCGACGATATGGTTTTAGCCGGTGAAGTACAAATTCAAAAAAGTAATAAACGGTACACCGGTGTTAAAATCGGCTATAATACGCTCACGGAAAAAAAGAATGAGTTGGTGTATTTTTCGGGTAACGGTTACGGAAGCACAAATGAAGCACAGCCGGCAGTTATACAACCGGGTGTGTACTATCCGTTTGAAAGTGCGCCGCAGGTGGAGACAACAGAGGGGCAGGTGTGGCAATCGTTTGAGGCAGGCTTTGCCGAAACCTATAAAAAATACAACGGAGAAACCGATTATCGGCGCTCAAAGAAAACTTCCCTTTTGTACACGCAGAATCATCACCTCGTACAGGATTGGTCGGCCGGCGTTGTTATTGAGCGCACCGTGTTCGAAGCAAAGCGCGCATCGGTACGATTGCAAAACAAAGGAACGCAAGATGCAAAGGTGTATCAGCTTTCCATACGGGCGGATGCGTGGTACCGCAACGCCGAAGCCGCCGTTACGGTCGGTAAGGATGACAATCCGTACAGTTGTCAAAGCGAGTTTATCTACAACGCGCTGGATGCGGAACATCTTGCAAAAGCGTTATCTGTCTATATGCTCCTTGGACAGTATCAAATTACTACTACAAGCGATACGGCTATTACGCTTGGCATTATACAAAAAATTGACTGCGGCATATCGGGATTCAGTCTTGAAGCTCTTTCGTACAGCAGCACTTTTGACGCCGAAAAAGCATTGTGGACAACCAAATGGATAAGTGCCGCCGAGCCTGCAATCGATGTGAAGCGCTTTAAATCATTGGGACACGATGATACAGCCGGCGCCTTAAATGCTGCCGCGGAAAACGCAAAGAAGATAGACGAATTGGCAAACGGCAGTGACACTGTACCGCCTCCGGATACACCTATAAACTTAAAGGCAGTTGCACAAAAGGAAGGGCTACACCTGTCTTGTGTGCCGATAGGCGGCGGCTTGAGAAACTCGGTTGCTAAAATTATCTGGGAAATCAAAAAGACTCCGAGCGGCTCTTGGCAACGGGAAGAAAGCGCGGCTACTGAAATCCTGTATCGGTTTAACAGGGGAAGCGACGGGTATCCTGAAGCCTCGACTTTGGCGTTATGGCGCGTGCGGGCAAAAACGGAAAATATCTACGGTAAACAATCGGTAGTGTGGGCCGGAGGCGATACAGGCATCGCGGTTGACACATCGCAATACGGCACGTGGCTTTTGCAAGCTCCGATAGTAAATCCGAGCGTATCGCACCGGTTTGTGTCGTTTGCGTTCGGACAGCCGCCGCACGCCGACAACAAGGACGTGTACGGCACCATTACGCATACAATACAAATACGCAAGCCCGCAATCGATAGCACAAATACGTGGTATAAACCTGCAACCTCTGTTGACCCGTACGCATCCGAGAATAACTATAAAGAAGGCGCAGGCACTGTAACAGCCGGCAGTTCCTATACACAGACGCTGCCGCTTACGGGACAAAATGCTCAATCGCCCGCCCCGCAAAACACGCTGTATCAATTCAAGGTTATCGCTCAAAACGAAGCCGGGCAATCGGCTGAAACCGTCATAAACGTAACGGCAACCAATACCAATATACGCGATATTGTAAAAGGCTGGTACCTTAATGAGCAGACAGGCGAAAAGATAAAAGTTGACGGTGCGCTGGGAGCTGAACACATTTACACGGAAAAACTGTCAGCGATTGCCGCAAATATGGGCTTTATTACCGGCGGAACCTTTGGAGGTAATGAGCTAAACCATTGGGCGCTTACGCGGGTAAAATTACCGGACGGAAAAATTCGCTACGAAGGCTCGATGCGCGTCGGCGGTGTAGATGAGTATTTGCAGGTTGTACCGATTGTGAGGAACGGTATTGTACAGCGTTATGAGATTAAATTTAAAGTCGGTAACTTTGAAGTAACGTCGCAGTCCTCAAACATAAACGGCGACCTGTATATACAAGCACACGAACAATCGCTTGAGCGCACCAAAATTACACCGTCGGGAATATTTTTCGAGCACCGCAACAGTCCCTCTGACAGCTGGGCTGTTGTCAATCAATTTACGACATCGGGTGTTAAAACACCGACCGTTTACTCGGACAATCATTTGATTATTACCAATAAAGATATGGCACAGCGGCGTAAAAGCGGCTCGGACATCGGGTGTGTGTTACCGCAAGGCGCACTGGTGTACCACTACGATACCGATATATACGACCAAACAGGCGCGGACACATTGCCGGTTCTGCACATACCGAAGGCCGGCCGTATTGCGCCTGAATTGCGCGGCTCGGATGACAGCTCGGCTCAATCATCCGCAGTGCAGGATTTTACGCCGGCGATTTTAGCATGCGCACCGTACAGCACCGTTGCAAAAATGCTGTACGGAAACTTTGCGCTGGAAAAATCACTCGGTGTTACCAATACGTTTACGGTTGATTTTTGGCTTAAATATTTTTGGAATGAATCGCAGGAGATGTTTCGACTGGGAACAAACAACGAATATGTATCGGTACAACTTACCAACCGCGAGCCGTACTACAACGAAGTTGCCGCAGGAGATGTACTGTACAATGAGGCGATCGCATCGGCGCAGGAAGTCGTATACAACGAAATAGCGGATGCAAAAAAGCAGATTGTCTATAAGTCGGCAGCCGGCGAAACCCGCGAGGATTTGTCGTTTTACGGTGTCGAGTTTTTAGAGGGTAAATGGACGCACGTCGGAATTATTGGTGAAGAAAATACCGTTGCCGTATTATTCGATAAAACAAAAATCGCTTTTACAAAAAATGCCGCTTTCGCGTCCGACGTTGTTTTGTCTTGCAATAAAACGCAAGGGCTTTTTTGCGTGGACGAACTGATGATAGCAAAAGACACGGCAATTCCGGAAACGCAATTTTTGCAAAACACAGAAGAACGTGTTCCGTGGGGCTCACTGGATTATACAAAAAAGTGGTTTGTGCTCGATGCGGATAAAACCATCTTTTGCAATTTGTTTGAAAGTGAAGAATTTAAACAGGCTGTGCGCAAAGCTTTACAGCCATAGGGGGAAAGTATGCCGTATTCATTTAGGCGGTTAAATGCCCAAACGGGTGAAATTGAAAACGGGTTTGCACTGTCAATCTGCGATGATTGGCTTGCATACAAGACACTGTCCGACGATGAACACATGAAAATTATTGATGGGCAAGGAAGCGGAAGCGTTATCAAGTGGAAAGAGGATGCAACCCCGTATCTTGCAGAACCCGACCCGCCGACAACGGAAGAACTTGCCGCGCGAGTACGTGCGGAGCGCGACCAAAAAATACAAGCGATACATTGGCGCCTTGAGCGCTATGAGCGGCAAAAAGCAATCGGGCTAAAAACCTCCGATACGGACGACTGGTACAAGGCGGCGCTCCATTATTTGCAGGACTTACGGGACGTGCCGGAGCAAAAAGGCTTTCCGGAGCATATACAGTGGCCTAAAGAGCCCAAGGAGTAAGATGATGGCAACGATAGATACGACGTTAGATTTTTTTAAGATACCCGGCATTGATACGTTTGTGCACACATTCGGCACGAAAAAACCGAGCGGGAAAGGCTTGACGACCGAAGAGGTTGCGAGCAATATCGCCGCAAGCTTTATGAGACAACGTCCGTTTGTCGTAACGGAAACGTCAAGCACACAACGGATTGACGCAAACAGCTTGTTTTTAATTACCGCAAATGAGCCCACCGCCCCGATTGTTTTGACGCTTGGAGAAGCGGCGTTTATCGGCTGCGAAATAAGCGTAATCAATAAGACCGATATAGAACACAGTCTTAATGCGGCGTACAGCGGCAGTACACTCGGCACGGTTACGCTTCCGGCAAAGAGCAAGATGTCCCTTATTTGGGCAGGCGACGGCTGGATTATCCTTGATTCGCAAAAAATTAACAACAATGAATTTGCCTCCACGCTCTCGCCAAAGGATTTACCGGCGGTTGAAGCAATGAATTTCGGGGAGAATTCTGGGTATATAAAATGGACGAACGGATTAATTGTACAATGGGGTACTGGTAATACTTTGCCCATAGCATTTAAAGACACCGATTATTTTATTATACCTGTAGAAGATTTAGGTGAACCCGCTTTGCCTGTTACACATAGAACATTTATAACATCAAAAACAACTGCTTCGATACAATTTTGGATAGATGAAGTGTTTTTTACTTGGCACGATGGGCATGCTTACACAGCAAACAGACGCGCGTCATCGCCAAAATGGTTTGCAATAGGATATTAAAAACCTATAAAGAACAAATCATATCTATCCTTAAAAAACTGACAGTAGAGACATATCCTTTTAACACACAATAGACAGGTTTGTTCGCTTACATATTAATGACAAGTTACCGCCACCATTAACCGAGCGGCCGAAAAAACACGGGCATCCGACAATACGCGAGCTGCAATATTTTGCGAGAAATTCATAGCTCTGTTATCGCTTTAAAAGAAATTCAAAGCAGTATAATAACGGGCAGAAACCCGCGATATAGCACATCGCGGATAAGCGCTGCCGCACTTACAGGATGACCTGCTTCCACCCGACCTGTCACAGGTATATTAAGTATCGGTCATTTATCCTTATGGGTTTAATTTTCTTCATAAGGAGTGTTTATGAAAACACCGCTCAGTTATTACGGTGGCAAGCAACAGCTTGCTTCAAAAATTGTTTCGCTCATTCCGGAACACAAAATCTATTGTGAACCTTTCATCGGTGGAGCCGCTGTCTTCTTTAAAAAGGGTTCATCAGAAGTTGAAATTATTAATGATATCAACTCCGAAATCATTAATTTTTATGAGGTTCTGCAACGGGATTTTTCAGCATTACAGGCCGAGATTTCCATCAGTTTGCACAGCCGAAAGCTTCATCAACATGCCCGTGTTGTATATGAAAATCCCGATATGTTTGACCGCATAAAACGGGCATGGGCTGTATGGATGCTGGGTAATTGTTCCTTTGGCAATAATTTTATCGCGGGATTCGGGTATGATCGTACCGGTGCGGAAACACGCAAGTTGGCACATAAACGAAACGAGTTCACAGAGGAGATTGCTATACGTTTGCAGAATGTCCAGCTCGAATGTTGTGATGCCTTAAGGGTTGTACGCTCTCGGGATACGAAAGACACTTTCTTTTATCTTGATCCACCGTACGTCGGCACTTTTCTGGGACATTACGACGGGTATGATCAGGACGATTTCGACAACCTTTTGGAGGTTCTTGCGGCGATTAAAGGGAAGTTTCTGTTGAGTTCTTTTCGTAATAAAAGTCTTTCCGCTGCAGTGCAACAGTACGGATGGCACCAGATTGAATTAAAAATGGCAAAGCCTATGAGTTCACAGCTTGGAAAATCTGTCCAAAAGGTAGAGGTTTTAACGGCAAATTATCCGATAAAAACGGACGATACTAAAGTACAACTCTAA